GAATTAAATTCTTCATCACTAAGCGCACCAGACTCAGCAGCAGCTGCAGCTTCTGTTACAGATTGAGCAATCTCAAAGCGTAATGCTTCTCTATCTCGTTGCTGTCTAATCTGATTAATATTTGCTGATAGAACTTCTCTAGCAAACCCAGTGTCTTCATTGGGATCAAAGAAGTCAGTATTATAAATCTCAGAAATAAATGTGCGCTGCTTTAATGACAGCTTGCTCATGTCTTCTGGATTATTGCTTACTAATGCAATCCGAAACTCTTCTACATTACCCTCAGCAGCCGCTTGAATTAAGTAAGGACGAAGAAGGTTTTGACGAACATCTTTTAAATCACCTTCTCTTTCTGACCTGCTATAGCTTTCATCAGATAAGAAGCGTTGATCTAACTTAGCCTGAGCGCTCGTGTACAGATCATTTGTTAGGTTAATGCCAGCTTGTATCGAGTAAGCTTCATCTGAGGCAAAGGCATCAGACGCATTAAGGCTAGATGTAGTAAACAAAGATTCAAGAGTATCAGGTAAAGTAAGCTCTAGCTCTCTTGCTCTTAGCTTTGCTAGATTTGATGCTTGTTGAATTTGATCCTGCTCAACAGCATTGTAATCACTAGATACAACCGAGCTATGCCTAAGAACCGCTTCTATGTTTGCTGGCTCAACGTAAGCCAAAAGACTTTTAACTTCTTCTTGCAAACCCTTTGGCAATCCTGACATCTGATTACCGCGAGTTCGTATAGCAAGATCAATCGCATTGCGCTCTGATTTGTTTGCAGTGCCAGAAAGCAAATACTCAACAGCGCCTAGCGCAATAGATTGTTTAAGTTGCTGTGAAGCAGTCTGATCAGCACCAACCTTTAACAGCGCAGAAGATACACCGTTCTGAGCATTAGCAAACTCTCTGTCATGTATTGCTTGAGCTTCACTAATGTCCTCGTTCTCACGAGCAATAAAGCCACCAGCGCGAGCAACACTGTAAGCATTGTCTTGACTTGTGCTAATCCCGCTTAAAATAGAATCAGCTGCATTTTGTCTTGCTCTTTTTGCAACATTCTCTTGGATGTTTAGCTTTGTAAGAGCTAAGAATTTAGCGCCTGTTGTTTCTACAAATGTTTTGTACTTACCTTCAGCCCCATTAGCCATTTGACCAATGTAGTTGCTCATTACTTCGTCATATGACTCAGGGTCATACTGATATTTCAGAGCAATCTCTTGAGCCTTAACTCTAAGCTCAGTGCCAATAGAGTCTTCATATCTTTTATCAATAACGCTTTGATAAGCAGCAGATGCTATGCGACCAAATCCTTTAGGAGCTTTGAATGCTTCTGGCTTGCCTGTCTCTGGATTGATTGTTCTTAGCTTCTTTTCCTCAACAGCCTCGGCAATCTCTATGCCCTTCTTTTGAGCATCTTCAGCAGCTTCACGAAAAGCAATCTGTTGAAACGTAGCGGCAACGTTGCTAACTGCACGTCCAATGTCTGCGCTTCCCGCATCTGCTCTAACAACACCGACTGGCTGATTAAAGACTCTGGTTCTTTCTCTAATTACAGCCATTACTAAGTCCTTGTCGTTTGATATTGATAGATGCCTTGGCCAATAGTACCAGCCGCATTAAACAAAGAGGCGGTGTAAGCATTCCTACCACGGCGTCTTTCAGCCATAGCAGCCATCTCTGACTTCATGCTCTCTATGCTTTGCTGTCTTGCAATGCGGCCAAGATCCTGACCCACAAGCTCTTCTTGCTTCTCAAAGAATGCTTGAACACTTCTATCAGCACCAACGTCACGGCCAGCCGCAGAGAATGCAGCTATATTTGCAGATGTTGCTAAGTCATATTCTTCTTTGCGAGCACGAGCTTGTTGCATTGCTTGCACTTCATTCAACTTCTTATCAGTTTTAATGTTAAAGGCGTTTAGCTGAGATGCTTGTTGCTGCGCTCGACCAGCTGCTATCTGACCAACTGCACCTATACCTGCTGCAATTAATTGAATCATCAGACTATTAACTCCGCTACTAGACCGTTTATCTGCAATGATAACGGATCGTTTTGTTCAATGGTTATCTGTGGATCACGACTGTAGCCTAAGAGACGGAACTCTTTTTTCCCAGTGAACCCAGTCTCAGTCACAAGTTTATGCCCGTTGACTGTCAGCGAGCGAGCACTCTTAAGATCGAGTACAACGTTAGTCATACCACGAATAGATCCAGTCGCAGGGCCGTTGCCCATAGAGGCATCAATCGGATTGGTTACTATCTTTGCAGTAAACTTCACACCTACATACGCATGAGTAAACCCAAGACCAGAGTAAGCTGTAAGATCAACGTCATCACCAGCATTTACAGTAAAACTGCCAAGATGGGATAGATTGGTACCATCAGTAACAATTACATCTACCGTGTCACCACTTGAGTACAATGCGCTTACATCAACAAGATTGCTTGAGATAGCACCATAAAGATAAAGATCTAAGCCTACATCACCAGTAAACTCACACAGTTGCAGCTTGCCATCTGAGTCATAGACATTTGCAAACAATCTATCCTCAATAGCCACTACAGATCCAAAGTCACCATTTGTAGTTACTCTAGTCCAAGACGCTCGCTTCTCTGCTCTGTTAGATGAAAACAGAACCAAGTCACCATTGCCAGATGTAATAGCTGCATAGGAATCAGGAAGACCAAAGCCGCTGTGAACAACAGCCATATACTTAGGACTGCTAATAAGATGAGAGGCAATCGTAGAAACAGCAGTAGAGGTATAAGCTTCTTCAGTATCAGTAAACAAATACTCTCGAACAATCTTACCGTTGCGCTGCACAAAGATCGTAGCACCATCAACAGGCATAGGCTCAATATGCTCAGAGCCGTATGGTGTTTGCTTTCTAATCTGTACGTTTGTTGGCGTAATGGCTTGATTTAAGTAAGTAGGAACATATAGTTCGCTAGATGCTGTGAAGATTTGCAAGTCACGGTTGGAAACCAAATATCGGATTTCGTTTACATCACCCGTTGCAGCAACCAAAGAGATAGCATCATCATCAGCCGCATCACCTACATCGAAGTTAAAGAAGCTGCCGATCTTGCTAAACCAAATGTTATCTGGCTCTGCGATACTGCCGCCAAACACTAATCTGTTCTGATGAAACTCTACAGCCGCAGGGTATCCCCGCTTAGCTGAGAGAGCTTGCTCATCCCAATCCAAACTAGGAGCGTGTGTGGTTATTGTTACCTGACCACCGCCATCTTCTGCACTAGAAGCTGAACCACCAGCAGTAAAGGTAAATGTATTCTCATCTATAATACCACTAACAGTTCTAGCGCCGTTTAGATTGCCAGTATTAATACCGCCAGTAGCGCTAGCTCCACTAATAGTAATAGCTTCAGAACCTGAGAAACCGTGAGCAATTTGAGTTACCTCCACAGTAGTGCTGCCATCAATCGTTCTAAACGGATTTAAAACAGCCAATCGAATAGATAGTTCATCTACTACATTGCCCGTAGCCTGAGTTGCAGACTGAACGCTGGTAATAACAATCTCATTCTTACCGTAGCGCACAGTTACACCAACATGCAAAGAATCAAGATAATCACTACCAGTCTGAGTGCCAGTTGTATCCCAGTAGTCAGTGCTTGTTGTTAGAGTAATTCCAGTTCCCGTTGTGGCTGATGGATCTAGCGTTGTGCCGTGAGCTTGAAACTTAGAGTAAGGTTGGAATGTAACGCTGTTATCTGCGCGTTGGTCAAAGCTATAGGTGCTAATCTCAAAGCTGGTTAGCCCAGTTCTTGTTAGCATTCTTGGCGCAAACAACGGATGACAGATAAACTTTACATCGCCGTACTGTGCCGTTGTGTATTCTTGCAGATACTCTTGATCGAAGGGCAATGCTGCGGCGCTTGTATCCTGAGTAAGCGTAGAAACCAAAGTAACAGTACCATCTTCAATCCTAAAGCAGCGTACCTTCTGATGCTCTACAGAAATAACGTATTCTTCATTCTCATCAAAGATAAACGGAAACAGATGTGACTGCTCTGGGTAAGTCGCATTGTAGGTAATGCCATAGTCATAGATATGCTTTAGCCCAGTGCGCTTCTTAACTGCACCCTCGGCCATAACAACCATGTTCTCTACACGCTGCGCTGATGCTGTATATACGGAAGTATCTACCCTAGACAAAAGGGAATCACTTACTTCACCAAACTGAAAGCTATTGATTGGGACGCGGATCTTCTGCATTAACTGCGCCTTTCAGCAATAAACCTCGATGTGTTCAGCTTGCGTGTGGTCTGCTGCTGTGAGTGCAGCCTACGAGCTTGTATCATTTGGAAGTTAGCTTTTTGCTCCATCAATGAAGCAAGCTGCGAGTCTCTAGCCACAGATACCGCAAGCACCCCAGCCATCATATACTCAACAGCAGTTACAAAGTATGGAGGCCATCCAGACTCATCAGCGCGGAATACATAGTCGGCAATCACAGTGTCAGTTTCTACAGCATTGCAAAATATCTTGCTGCCATAGAGATCATACTTAATAGGATACTCGTTTACCGTAATAGCAGAGAGCATAATAAATTCTGATGGAAGCTGATAAGCTGCTTCAAATCGTCCAGTAGGCGCTTCTACTAAACGGTTAAGAATTGCCTGATCTGTTGCAAAGCGCCACCGAGAGTTAGTCAATGCGGCACGAGCCATATCTTCATACATTGCAGAGCTTACTGTTGCTTCTGCTGTACCGTCTTCAAAAGACTGAATCGCGTCACCACCAATCAAGAGAGATGCGCGAGAACATATTTTAATCGGTGTGTTTGCTATATCTGGCATAGTAGTATGGGGGCCGAAGCCCCCATCCCTTCTTAGTCGCCGTCTGTTTCAGCGACAGCGGTGCCATCTGAAACATCGACTACAGTGCCAGTATTCGACAGAACATTGACAAAATTGGTTGTTGGTACATTTGTATCACAAACAATAATCAGGTCACGAACTGCAAGCATGTTAGCTGCATCGTTAAAATAACCTTCTGTGTTTACAGTTGCGATTGGATCTACGGTTGTGTACATCCACAAACTTCCGTTTGAGTCACCACCAATTCTAGCTAGTCCACTTGCTGCATAAGCCATTGATAAGCCTCCTAGTTATTATCTAAGACTTCATAGATACCATCGTCATCAATAACGACAGCGCCCATGGACATCATAGATGTTGCAAGGTGTGAGACTTTCTCAGCTACATAGTTTACTTCAGTTTGAACATCAGCATTAATGCCAAGGCCAATTGAAGAAGTGTGGTAAGCAAAGTTTTTACCACCAGCTACAGCTGAAGTTGAGAAGATCTTGAAGCCCAAGAACTCTTTCATTGTCATTCCACCTGCGAATGGCAAGTTTTGTGGGCCAACAAAGTCAGAGCTTGCAAACTCATTGATCGCAAACAAGTCAGCAAAACCAGTAGGTGACATTGCCAAGTAGCGCTGTCCGTCTTCTGGAATATCTGCTGCACCAAATGTTGAGAACAATGTCAACAAGTCAGCTTTCTCAAGAGCAGAACCAGTGTCATGAATTTGAGTGCTGTTAGCGCCCGCGTCCATTGCAGCGATTAAAATCTCATCAGTCTTACGACCTAAAGCAGCCGCAGCAGATTGCGCAACAGCCTGACGCTCGTTGATGTTAATCTTCAACTCGTCCAGCTTGTCAATGTACTCTGGTGCATAAAAGTCGGCCATAGTGGCTTCGACGTTTGTGTGCGCCAGTTCCATTGGAGTTACGTTACCATTGCGTGATTTAGTGTTTGCAGTGCCTTTTCCAATTACTTGGAACCGAGCAACCGAGCCAGACACATTGGTAGTACGAACAGTGTTCCGTAGTTTGGAACCCATACGCTGATAAGCCATGTGTACTTCTGTCTCGAACTGCTTGATAAAGGCTTGGTCAATAGTATTAGCCATTTTTCAGTCCTATTATGAAGTTACAGTTGCCAACGGGTATCCGCTTTTCTACGTCAACAAGGGTATCCTCTCGGGCCTTTCAGTGTATTACGGGCCGTAATGGCCCATCGTAAACACTTTTTCCTTTTGGATTGCAACGCACAAATTCAACATACTTGTTACTATTATCTTCTATGACACCAACAGGCTCAAAGCCTAGCCACACTGCCCAGTCCAACATAAACTCATAATCAGAGAGCAATGTCATGGTCATCAT